AGAATATGGTGTTAATGCAATTGGGCTCTGTGTTCGTAGGGAGAGAACTCAATTACGAGAGCTTATAGAGCGTTCGAAAGTACTATACTCTAGACTTGGAGCTAATTTTAATGAAGTCGATAAAATGTGGCGTTTTACTAATGGCGCACGCCTCACGTTTGCTTATTTAGAAAACGATGCTGATGCAATGAATTATCAGGGGCACTCGTACACACGTGTGTATGTTGAAGAAATGGGTACTTTCCCAAATCCAGCTCCAATTATGAAATTAATGGCTACGGTGCGTTCTGGTGCTGGTGTACCTTGTAAATTTATTGCAACAGCTAACCCAGGAGGCCCTGGCCATCTTTGGATTAAACAACGTTATATTGATCCTGCTCCTTTGGGTTTGCGGATTTTACCTACTCCATATACTAATCCATTCACTGGAGAAAAAATATACAAAGAGCGTATTTTTATTCCATCTCGTGTTACAGATAATAAGTACACTAATACCGCTGAGTATATTGGTAATCTCTATCTTGCAGCTAATAACGATACCGAATTAATTAAATCTTGGCTGCTTGGTGACTGGAATGTGATGCTTGGGGCTTATTTTCATGAATGGAACCCGCAAGTCCATGTTATTAGGCAATTTAATATACCAAGAACTTGGACTAAATTTATGTCTCTTGATTGGGGCTCTTATCGTCCTTTTAGTGTTGGGTGGTGGGCTGTTGTACCCGATGAATTTGATTTTGTTGATAATTTTGGTTCTGTTCCTACTATACAATCTTGGGCTAATAATAACATTATTCGTCTACCCAAGGGCGCAATTGTTAGATATAGAGAATTATACGGTGCGCAGAAAGATATAAATGGAATTACTGTACCAAATCAAGGCTTGAAGCTTACTGTTGAAGAAGTTGCTGCTCGCGTATGTAAAATGGAGAATATTGAGCCAAAGAATGAGCTTGGTAGGCCAATGATTGCGTATCGTACAGCAGACCCAAAGATATTTCATCATGATGGCGGGCCGTCTATGGCAGAAAGATTTTCTGGTAAGCCATATTATTTAAATTTCATACCGTCTGACAACAAACGCGTAGGTAAAAACGGTGCAATGGGCGGTTGGGATCAAGTTAGAGCACGTTTAAAAGGTGAAGATGGCCGCCCAATGATATATTTTATGGATAATTGTATAGAGGCGATTAGAACATTGCCTGCTATGCAGCATGATGATGAAAAGCCAGAAGATGTTGATACTACTGGAGAAGATCATGCACCTGATGAAATAAGGTACGCGTGCATGAGTCGTCCGTATCATCGTGCCACTGGGTCTGATTTTGTAAGATCAATGATTAAGCGTAATTCTAATACGCACGGAATTATTATACATGACGATATAATGGAGGTTGAGTACGGTGTTACTCATAACAGCGATAGGATAATGTAATGGCTATTGATATTCCGATTGATGGCGCTGCTCCACCGATGGGTATGGGCGGACCAATGGCCGTAGCCCCTATTAGTGGTGCTGGCAATCCAGGACTTGGTATCAATGAATTAATTATGGCTATGTTGGCTGGCAGAGGTGGGCCACAAATGGGTAGCCCGATGGGCGGTGCGCCATTAGCTGGTGCAAATACTCCTGGAATGCCTCCCACTGGATTACCATTTCCACGTCCTGGAGTTGTTGGAGCTAATCCAATGGGTGGCCAGCCAGATATTCAATCTTTACTTGGGGCGTTAGGTGGCCCTAATGCTGGCATGGGGCAAGCAAATCCAATGGGAGCTGTAGGAATGGGTAGATTACCTGTTCAGCCTAGGTCTCCAACTATGTCTCCCGTAGGTGGTTTAATTAGACAGCATTTCGCAGGTAGGCCGCCAAGTACTGCAGGAGGTAGAACGCCTGTATTACCAATGGCACCAGTTGGTGGGCCAAGGATTGGTGGATATTAATCATGGCTAAAGCGCTCATGAAAGCTTCTAGACGTGAAGCACCTAGGGATGAAGCACCTAGGAATAAAAAAGCTAAAATTGAGCGTGGTGTAAATGAAGAGAGCCAAAAAATATCTAAATTTTGGCTCGATCAAATAGACCAAGTAGACCAGCTTCAAAAATCTTGGATACAGAGAGGCGATACCATAATTAAAAGGTATCGCGACGAACGATCGCGTTCTGATGCAGAAACCAGGCGTAGATTAAATGTATTGTGGGCTAATACTAAAGTTTTGATGCCTGCTTTATATGGTAAGCCTCCTGCCCCGTATGTCGAACGTGAATTTTTACAACAAGACCCAACTGCAAGACTTGCGTCACAAATACTAGAAGGGACGCTTAAAAACGAAATTAAAGTAAATGGACTACATACTTCTATCAGAAGGGCAATATTGGATTATTTACTCCCTGGCAGGGGGATTGTTTGGGTTAGATACGAACCAGAATTAGAGCAGGGTGTTAGTATACCTATTGAGGGTCAAGGCTCTTTTGAAGATGATTTAGCGAATATTGAAGGTAGCGATGACGATGACGAAGAAGCTAGTAAACTTGAGACAACTGGAGAACAACTTGTTTCTGAGCAAGTACCAGTAGACTACGTCAATTGGAAAGATTTGTATTTGTTTCCTGCTACGGCGCGTACCTGGGACGAGGTTCAAGCTGTGGGCAAACGTGTATTTTTGTCAAAAGAAGAGGCTATTGAGAGGTTTGGAGAAGAAGTTGGTAAAGAGCTTAGGTATACTAATACACAAACCGATCAAACTAGAAAAGTACCGTATACAGATACTGCTATTTTTCAGAGTGCGAACCATCGCAACATAGAAGTATTTGAAATATGGAATAAATTAGATCGCAAGGTATATTGGGTATCTGTGGGGTATAACTATCTTTGTGATGTTAAAGATGATCCGCTAAAATTAGTTAAATTTTTTCCTGTCCCCACACCTATTTCTTCTACTCTTACTAATGAAAGTATGATACCTGTGCCTGATTATATTGAATATCAGGATCAGGCGATGCAAATTGATGAACTGACACAGCGTCTTGCTATGCTTACCAAAGCGTGTAAAGTAGCTGGGTGTTACGATGCGTCAAATAGTGCGCTTAAGAGGCTTTTACGGGAAGGATTTGAAAATGATCTCATTCCTGTTGATGCATGGGCCGCCTTCGCTGAGAAAGGTGGCGTTAAAGGTGGTATTGCGCTCTTACCCATTGACGAAATTCAGAAGGTTATTGAAACTCTCACGAAAGTCCGTCAACAGTTAATGATGGACTTGGATATGGTCACTGGTATCAGTGATATTATTCGAGGAACAACTGATAGTCGTGAGACGCTTGGGGGAATTCGCCTAAAGAATAACAACGCCGGTACAAGACTTTCTGATCGTCAGAATGAAGTCTCTAACTTTGTGGTAGAGACTCTTAATATAGTCGGTGAAATATGCGCGAAATATTATTCTGAAAAGAAGTTAATTGATTGTAGTAATATCTTATACGCTGAAGAATTACAACCAGAGGCTATTTTAGAGGAATTAGAGCCTGTAACAGACCCAAATGCGCAGAAAAATTTAAAACAACAAGGCCCAATGCCTGGGCCAATGCCTCCTATGCCTGCAGGACCAATGCCCGGTCCTATGCCTCCAATGCCACCTGGAAATAATATAATACAATTTCCAGGGCAAAATGCTTCACCATCACCTATGGGTATGTTGCCACCTCAACTTTTGCAACAATCTACGCCTGATCCTATTGAAATTATATCTGAAAGGGTACAAGGTGCTATTGATTTATTACGTAAAGACGCGCCTAGGATGTATCGTATAGCTATAGAAACAGATAGCACTATATTTGGTGATGCAGCGCAAGAACGTCAAGATGCATCACAATTTATTGGTGAGATATCTAAATATCTTGCTGGCGCTGCGCAATTGGGTATGCAGCTTCCTGAAGCAGTACCTGCTTTAGCTCAAACTCTTCTTTGGGGGATAAGGAAATTTAGGGTGGGTAGAGACGTTGAAGCTGTTTATAATGATTTTGTGACTAAAGTTACAAAGCGTGTTAAGCAGCAAGCAAAAAATCCTCCTCCTAACCCGGAAGAGCAAAAATCGCAGGCAGACCTTGAAGCTACAAAAATGCAAATTCAAGCAAAACAGACTGAGACGCAGATTACGCAACAGCATCTCAAAGAAACTAATCAGATGGAGCTACAAAAACAACAAGC